ACCTACAGCCCAGTTAATACAGTTGTCTATAAACTCTTGCTTCTTGTACACCTGTTCTCTTTGTTCTTTACGCATCCTAGCCTCAGTACGTACTATTTCATCCCATGCTGAGGGTCCGTGTACGAAACTGATGTAGCTACGGAGTTCCTCTCTCATTTCTTGTGCTTGCTTCTTGCATGACCAAGCCTCTAACGCCTGACTCTGTGTGTCAGAGAACATCTTATACATGGGTGGCTTGGATGCCTTCTCATGTGCATAGTCCAAGTCAGAGATGGCCTTAGACCACTGCTGTAGCTGGCTACCCATAGAGGATATTTCCTTGCCTACTTCAAAGCCTTTCTTAATGGCCTTGTAGGCTGTGCTGGCGGCAGCTATGCAAGTAAGAGGGTCCATTACTTAGGTGCCCTGCTGGCTTCCATCATTTCACGGATGGACTTAATGTTCTCATCCATACGTCCTAAGGTAATAGCCTGTGACTGGATGATAGCACTAAGGCTTTCTAGTCTTGCCTCATGTCTGCCAATATCTCTGGCATTCAAGTCGATAGCACTGGCTAGACTTGACACATACCAGACCAATGCACCCGTTTGGAATAGAATACCCACCAAGAAAGAAATTGATACACTCTTATTTTCCATTACTTCGCAAACCCCGCACCGAAATATAGTCCAACGATAGCTGACACAATGTGTGTGTCCAGCGGTGTGATGACGAACCCTTGGGCAGACTGCCATACAATCTGCTTGTCAGGTCCAAACAGGAAGTTCCAGAAACCACCTTGTATTTCTGTGTACCCTACAAACACGGGTACTTCTGGATACCACACAGCTACGAGCTTAGGCAGTACGATGATTGAAGTGACAGCTGAGAGTGCTATGATCCTACGTGTCCAAGCGAAGTGCTTGTCCTTTGATCCATACTCTCTGGCTGTGTTGACTGCTCCTATGAGCATAGCCTGTTGTTCAGCTTTGTTCTTGTTGTTCTGTCCCCATATGGACATGACACCACCAAGGATCGTAGAGAAAAGCATAGTGATTAGTTCTAAAGGAAGTCCGAACATTACTTGTCTCCTACAGCCCTTGCTATTGCTTCAGCCTTGGTAACCTTACCATCGTTGTTCACGTCCATACCTTTGTTAGCCTCATAGGCTTTTCTGCGACCTTTATACTCGTGGTCTTTAGCATATACAACGTAGTCATCGTCCTTACCTACGGCGGCAGGGAAATGAACGGCCATGTACAAGTCACCAAAGTCCTGCATACGCCCCTTAAACCGTGCTAAGTATTCCTCAACAAAGTCCATTTGCTCTACCCTGTTTAAAAGGGCTAGATCCTTAGAGGTTGTACCAAGATCAGTGGCAGTTGAAGGCATGAATTGAATAAGACCAATAGCATTGGATGTACCTGCCTGTTGGTCAGGGGCAAAGCTACCACCTGTCTCAAATTGAATTACTCTTAACAAGTCTTCTTCTGATACACCTACGTTTTTAGCTACGGTATTTACTTTAGTTAGGAAGTCAGAGTCAGCTGCTACGTCTTCTGGTAAGTTAACTGCTAAAACCCTGTCCTCTTGAGAAGGTCTGGCCTTTGGTCTTGGGGATGTGACAGGAGCCTCAGGTGTTACAGCCGCCACCACCTCATCCTTATCCCAGAAGTTAACTTGTGCTGAAGGCTCTTCTTTTGTCGGAGTTGCCTGAGCAGTAGCAACCTCATCGTTATCCCAGAAGTTAGCCATATTAGTTGCCCCGTTTAATTCTAATTGTGGGGTCAGTACCAACACGGTAATGAGCACCAACAGGAACCATAGAATAGGCTTCTTCATTTGCTACACTCCAAGGGTTGTCAAAAGTACCTTGTTCAGCACGGGTCTCTGTTGCCGTAGCCTCAGAAGGTACAGGCTCGTCATTCTCTTGGCCTGTAAGTATCAATGCTTCAAGTTTAGATGGGTCACCACCTGACTTGCGGAAGTATTCAGCATACGTCTTAAACTGGTTGTTAGCCCGTGTGATGTCATCATACTTAATTGACAAGGCCAATACTGGGAAACCTTTACCCCGAAGTTCAGTACGTTCTGAAGCACTAAGAGCAGCACCACGATCTTTAAACATACGGTAGATATTACCTCCGTAGTATTGGTCAGCCTTAGCCTGTACGGAACCGTCTGTCCAAGCCCTCGGCATAGCCACCCCATCCGTCTTAAGCTCAACTTTACCCAGGCCAGTGACAACGAATAGGCTGTCCTCTGTGACACCTTTCATTGTTGTAGCAAAGATGTTAGCTTGTGCTTGGATAGCATCACGCATCTGTAAGGAAGCTGTCTGATAAGCCTCAGGGTCTAGCTTCTTAACCAAAGCTAACTTAGAGAAAACCTCAGGAGAGAATAGGCTGTCCATAGTGGACTTACCAATAAGTTTAGTTGCTGTTGCTACGTTAACGGTGGCCTGTCCGACACCATTAAGAAACAACTCACGGTGCTCAGGTTGATTAATATTTACTGGTTCTGTCAGACGCAGCTTAAAGTCTAAAGCATTGGTGATTGCGTTCAGTCTATCAGAACTAGAACGATTAGTAGCTAACTCAAACTCATCTGGATTGTGCAGAGACGTAGTTGTTATCTCAGTACCCTCTGTTGCTGCCTGAGCAGCTGACTCAATTCCAAACACATCAAGGCTTGTATATACAGTATCCTCAATCTTAGTGTCCTTAAGTGTCTTTACAACAGTAGGCCACTTGCTAGACACATAGGAAGACCAGTCAACCTTACCTGACAGCAAAGCACTGGCAAGCACAGGGTCAGTAGCACCTAGGCTTTTAGCTTGAGACAAAAGTAACTGAGAGATGGGCTCCATAGCTGCGGCTGTTTGAGCAGTGAGCATTTCGGAGTCGTATGTTTCCAAACGTGTCAATAGTTCATCGAGTGTTGACAGCTGAGAATTGACGTGCTGCCAGTTGTCATCTGACACATTCTTAGGTTTTGTCAGTTGAGCCTTGGCAATGTCGAACTTAGTACGAAGCTGTACGAGAGACTCAGGTGAAATATCACCACCACCAATCTCCACTTGGAGACCTGAGATGGCAAGCCCACGTATATCTTCTAACACACGGTCAGCGTGAGGGATGTAGGTCTCTTGGAAGTCCTTGTTGTCGATATTCTTAGCTGTAACTAAGTAGGTAGCCGCTGCCTCAGAAGCCTTCATGTCCCCGAGGGCTGTTTCGGCTACATCTTGGTCAGTGAAGGGTTGACCTAAGGCTTTGAGTTTAGCCTCTGCACGGTAGATAAACCCTGGGTTCTCCAAGAGTTGTTTATTTGCTGCATCTGCGGCTTGTATTGCTGGGTTAACAACACTTGCACTAATATCAACACCTGTCCTACGGAAAATAGCATCTGCCTCTGCTGACCCTACTTGAAAGCCTTGGTTCTCATAGGCAGCGATTGCAGTATTAACACGTGATCGTACTGTTGCTGGATTTGTGACACCCTTAAGACCGTCAAGTTGACCAATAAAGGTACTGAAGGCCTGTCTGTTGATGCTGGCCTCCGTAGGCGCAGCTTTAGCAGAAGCCCTAGCAAAGGAGTCAGCTACCCCAAAGAGTCCCTGTGTTATGTTTTGCAACCCTTGGGCAGCTGCCGCAGAAGCATTGGCACTAGGAGCCGAAACTCCTTGTGCAAATTGGGAACCTTCGTCACCTAGATCAATAGCAAAACCTGCCATAGTTTAATGTCCTTATTTCTGTTGCTGTAAGACGGTGGCATCAAACTCAAGGCTAAGTCTGTGGGCGTTCCGCATGATATCGAAGATAGCTTCGCCACGATTAAGGCGTTTCTGAATGGAGGTTTTAAGCTCATTCGAGAAGGGCTGAGACCATAGTTCGTCTACTAGCTCTTGGTACAGCTGTTCACCTCTTAGCATATCATCTTTGTCACCTTCTGTCAATAGACGAATAGCGTAGTCAGCCTTTGAACGTAGCTTTTTCTCGAAGTCTTTAGTTGCCTTGGTTTCCTTGAAGACCATTTCACTGTAGTCGTAGTAGTTTTGAACGGGGGCTGGAGTAGCACCGAAGAGAACAGCAGCAGCTGCCTCAGGATCTAAGCCCCCTACGGAGAGCTTACGTGTACGACTACGGTAATTACCTGTCTCGACTAGCTCTTGGATCTTAACGGCTTTGTCTACTGTTGAGATGTTACGTAGAAGCTGTGTCAAGTCCTCTCGTGCTGTGGCACCTCTGCCGCCTACCATGGCTGAGATAGCAGACATACCTACTTGGTACATATCTCTGGTTATCTCCCCTGACGGACCAGCTATAACTGTCATAAAGTCATCTGAGAAGAGCTTCTGCCATGTGTCAATCAACTGGTCTGTTGGTGCTACACGGGTTGCATAGGCTGTCTCTGTGCCTAATACGTTAGAAAGAACAGCATCGACCACACCGTACTTAATACGATTAAACATCTTGACAGTCTCAGGGTCATTAGGGTCATACCCAAGTTTCTCTGTGATGTATCCAGCAGACTGACCTAAGCCAAGGCCTGTCAGACCGTACATTGGACCCATGACAGCAAACATACGTGACCGTTCACCTACAGTAAAGTTACGTCCTACGATGATGTTCTCAAGGGCACGTAAGGAGAATGACAACCACTGAGTAGGAACACGCATAGGTCCACTCTGAGCAAAGCTACGGGAGGCTGTTGTCATACGGAAGGAAAGATCCTGCTCACGGTTAGTGATCCAAGTCTTACCCTCAGGGGAGAAGGGGTCAACTAAAGGACGTTTAGCACGATGCTCAAGGAATGCCGTTGTTAGGGCAGACATACGTGTAGCTCGTTCACCTTCCTTAAAGAAGATAGTAGACTTGTCGAGGAAAGTATTTGCATTGTCCAAGGCTTTGCCTACGAGAGTGCTACTAGCACCAAACTTTTGTGGAGCTTGAAGTTCTATGATTTGTGTATCAACGATATTCCGTCCACTCTCGTCAATGTACCTGACAAGATCTGTTAGCTCTTCCTCTGCTATAAGACCAGACTTAGACAAACGCTTAATAGCTAGGTCACGGGTAGCTCCGGCAGGGAACTTAGTGATAAGAAGCATAGGTGCTGTCAAGCCCAGAGCCTTAGTACCCTGTACTGGTGACACAGCAGCAACAGTTAAACTGTGTAGTGCTTGCAGCATAAACTGGTCAGGGTTCAAGAAGCCAAACTTAGAGTAGAAACCTACCTTCAAAAGTGTAGATGCAGGGTCAGCCTTAGTCAGGTCTGCTTTACGCCCACTCTTCTCGAAGATAGCTTCTGTAGCTGAGGATGTGAACGAGTCCCATTTGTCACTTAGCCATGTTGGTTGGTTAAGCCTACGTTTGATTACGTCTTGTTGCTCACGTAGCTGTGCAGCCAAGTCGTTAAACTTACCTGTCTTGGTTACCTCAGCACCTAGGAAACGATTAAGGAAATCATTACTAGGGACACCCTTAGGGAACTCTACGATACCTGGGTTTGTTTCTGCTAGTTTAACCCAGCCAACAATAGCATTCTGGGAGGCTGCACGGTTCGCATAACCAAATGCCTCAGATCCAAACTGGTCAGCGATGGCAGAGATAGGGCTGGCATTGACAGCTTGCTTCCCACCGTACTCCATTAAGGGAGTATCCCCACGCTTCATGTTAATGCGAGTACCTACGACTTCTCCGTAAGAAGAACCAGCAAGAGAAATATCCTCACCTTGGTCAGCTATGCTGATCTTCTCGTCACGAGCCTTGGCTACAAACTCCTCACGGAACCTAAAGCCATACTTGCTACCCAACTCTACGAGATCCTCGAAGTCAGTGATGTGTTTATTCCAAGTATTGTTCTTACGGATGACTTCGCCTAGCTCTTCGTACTTAGGTTTAGACAAGGTAAGTTCAGCAATATCATCTACACCCTGTTCAGCCATAAGGTCTTTAACCTTACGGGTGATGGTGTTCAACTGAGTGACAGCATTCTGTGCTTGGTCTTTACCAAAGGAGCCAAGCATTGTTTTGAAGCCACCGTTAATGGTGTTTCCTGATACTAACTTCTGTTCTTTAGTTGTACCTACGAACCAACGGAACTCTGCGTTAGTACGAGGACCACCAACATTATAAGGCATCACGTCTACTCTCTCAAGTGGACGGGTAGTCTTTACGTTAGTGACAAACAAGTGGTCCATGTAGGTGCCAGGGACTTTGAAGGATATTTGGTCAGCACCTAGCTCATCCTTACGGAGTGTACGCCCTGTGGCAAGATCAAGGATATACTCATTGTCAGGGATGGTTACCTTCTGGCCTTCCACTCGATATACAATATCGCCATAGCCATCCGTAAAGTCAGCGTAGACACCACCATCAGCAACAACACGTTTAAGACGTTCACTAGATCGGATCTGCCAAGCTGTGTCACTAATGTCTATAAGGGAGTCATACGCAGCTACAGCAGACTTAGAGGGTTTAGCCCCGTACATTGTAGTATAGAGGGACTCAAAGCTCTCCTTTGTGGGAGCCTTACGTAGGTAGGACAACTCACCGTCACGCAACTGTGTCATGAAGTCGGACAGGTTCTCTAGCTCTTTGCCTTTGACCTTGTTGATTGTCTTCTGGTAGGGTTTGATTAACTCTCCTACTAACGCTTGACCAGCCTCAGCCTGCATAAACTTAGCACCTAGCTTGTCACCTAGGCGTATAGTAGAAGCACCAAACATCTTATTGATGGAGTCACCAATGAAACCAGCCTTGTCTAAAACTTCAGCCTTCTCAGGTAAACCTAGGACATTGACTCGTTGTTCTGCCTCAACGAACCAGCCACGGCCTTCCTCACGCTTAACAACTTTAAGGCTAGGGTCAGCCTCAGCAATAGCCTCAGCGTCTCCTTTAAGGCGGAAGGGAGCGCCTGAGCCATCCTTACCCATCCGTACAACTACCTTGTAGTCCTCGGAGCCTTCGTCAAGTACCCTACGGCTATTGACAACTACATCGTTAACACGAGAGGCTACTGTGGCAGCAATGTCATCTGCTACTCTGCTTATGGTGCTAGGCGAAACGTATTCCCCGAAGGAACCCTGTCGGTTCAACTCTTCGATCTTCTCCATAAGGGATGTCTTACGGTTGTTCTGACGTAGTGTGACACCTGATGGACGAGCGGAAGGACCAGCTACAGGGTCTAGTTCCTGTGGCAAGTTACGGCCAGCTGAGACCTCATCTACCTGTACACCCATGTCATCCACAGACTTAGCCAATGCGTTAGCCGCAGGTACTTCCCCTTGGATGGTAGCAATAGCATCTACTGGGCGTCTGGACTTAGAGAGAGACAAGAGTTTACCTGCCACTGTACCCGCATCATAGGCAAGGTCAGTAGATTTAGCTACCGCTGAGGCTAGGGTCTTACCCCCACGTACAGCACCTAGGGTTGCTACGTCAGCCACACCAAACAGAGCATTCAAGCCAGCCATAGGGTCATCCCCTAGGTATGTGGCATCACTTGCTGCTTTGTAGAGGTTCCATAAGGAGTCACGAGAGAAGAAACCCTCATCCTTACGTTCAGTCACATACTCTTGTGCCCATACTTCAAACTCAGATGGTGTCAAGGTAGTGAAGGCCTCACGAATGTCTTTACCCTCACGGTTAGAACGGAAGGTAATGTTCTCGAAGGCACCTATTGTAATCTCACGTAGGATGTTAACGTCTAAGAATGTTAGAGCCTTGGAGATACCAGACTGGTCATTGTCTTCTATTTCTTTCTGAAGCAAACGATTCCAAGTTTCCATGTTTGTCAACGTGCGGGAAGCGTAGGGGCTAACATCATTATCTGACAACATAAGGTTTTGGATGAGCATGTACTCACTCACAGACATATCCTCACCCTTCTCCTTACGGGTCTGGATGATCTCTGCAATGTCCTCAGGCTGTAGTCCATCCTGGAATGCTTGGTCAATAGTCAAAGCATAGTCGAAGTTTAAGGCCTGTACTTTAGCTACGCCTGTGTGGTCTAGGTTTCCGTTAGCACGAGCAGCACGAACCTCACCCTCATCACTATCAGTAGCAATAGATAGTTCTTGGGCCTTGATAGTTTCCACCTCAGACATCGGGTTAAAGATGTCAGGCTCTTCTTGATCTGCAAGTTGTTCCGTTAGGATTTTAGAGTTGAAAATGGAATCTTCAAGAGTAATCGGCGTGGCCATATTCTATCCTTTTAAGAAAATTTTGATCCGTAGCTAACAGCACCCCGAGCCAATCCAAAACCTATATCTGCGATAGCACCAAACTTAGCTGAGTCTGCTGATTGCTGGGCAGACAAACCTGAGAGGGCAGTAAACTGTTGACCAAGACCACTCATCATAGAACTATAACCTAGGTTAGCCCCAAGCTGGGATGACAAGGAGGCTAAACCCCCAAGAGAACCTGAGGATACGCCTACGCCTCGTGCCTGAGCCACTTGTTGAGCCTGTGCTCTGGCGATAATGCTTGAACGTACAGCACTCCTACGTTGACGAGTGGCTTGTTGTTGCTGCTGAACGATTTGAACCTGAGTGGCTTGTTTGGCGCTAGTAGCAGCAGCCTCAGCCTTCTTGACAGATTTAACTGTGCTTACAACCCCCGCTGTAGCGCCTGCTAGTACAGCACCACCAACAACCTTGGCCCCGATACTTTTAACAGCAAGACCAGTCAAAGCACCTCCGATAGCACCTACAAAAGCCATGTTATATCTCCTTCAAGAAAGATGTTTCAACTTTGTTAAACCCTAGTCTCTCTAGGAATAAGTTGAATTTTGTGTCACCTATGGAAGTTACACTTCCGAAACGAGCAGCTACGCAGCCCTTAGATTTTGCCCAAGCTAGATACTCTTTAATGAGTTTCTTGGCTGTAAAGGCGTTGTTGTTTTCTACCCAAAAGAATATCTCGTGTGCTATTAGAGTATCACTGAAGGGATTCTCCGTTATAGAGAAGCAAGAAAAACCTACTAGGTCTCCATCATTTTCTACAACCTTAAGTAAAGATGTAGGCTGGGATAGTTGGTTGACGAGAAAGTTTAGAGTCTTCTCTGAATTGAAAGACCCAGTGGAGTTGAATCCAGACTTTTTGTAGAACCTTTTGCAGAAGTGAAGTAAATCAAAGATGTCTTCTTTTTCTACGTCTCTAATTGTATTTGACATTAGAACCTATTGTTTCTTCCTTGGACCAGACCCCAGCCTAGGAGAATAAAGTCTTTACCTTGGGTGCTCTCATACTTAATCCGCATGGAGCGACCATGGCCTCTGACTTTAAGCCTAGTTATGATAACGTCCTCAGGGTAATTAAAGTTTGACAAGTTGTCAGGGTCTACAACGATGGGGTGCTTAAACCTGTAGGCCTCTTGAGGAGAGCCAAAGTTAGAGTTGAAGTCCCATGCTGTTGACACAAGTAATGAGGATGGTCTGATTGATTCGTACCCGTCCACCTCGTTACCAGTAAAGCCTTGCTCTGTCAAGCGTGAGTACACAGCAATATAAGGTGCGTTCTTCTTAACGATCAAGTCACCAATGAAGTCATAGCCTGTCTCCGCAAAGGACGTATAGTTGGTGTCACCCCAGTCTAGGAACCCTGGGTCTGAGAACTTAGCCATGGTCAACTTGTTAGTAGCACCATCACGAACCAACAACACAAGAGCAGGGTCACCTGTAGTAAAGTCTGAGATCTGAGTGTTAATAACGTCATCACCTGCGGATGTGACAACATCTTCACCAGCAGAAGTAATAACATCTAGGGCAAGTTCCGTAGCACCAAAGCCTGAGTAGAATGACAAACCGACAACCGAGCTTGTGCTAGACGCTTGGTCAGAGATCTTCCAAGGGTAGAATGCAGACAGAGTAAGGTCAAGGATAAGGATGTTATTTAGCTTAGACTCAACAGTCTCATCGTTGTCAGGGTAAGCCCAATAGATCTTCTTGTTGATACTATCGTAGATACTTGTTACTTTAGATTTAGCTGTAGTAGATATCTTATCCCAGAAACTTTGGATAGTAGAGATCGTGATGTTCTGTTCTGAACCCTGTCCTGACACCTCATCAATGGTAAGCGTATGGATACCAAAACGAGACCACCAAAAAGGAAGACCCTCGGCCTGTACAAAAGCCTGAGGGTTAAGGAGGCCTATGTTAGACACACGGTTAACACCGTAGGCTGTGGCCGAGAAGATACCGTCTACACCTGTGATCTGCCATACGCCATTCTCTGCGAAGACAAAGAGAGAAGAACGGAAAGGGTAGAGCAGCTGAATGTTAACTGCGTCAGGGATGTTAATAAAACCACCATCAGTAGCCACTAGGTCTGACAAGTACTCAGCAGTAGGGTCATTCTGTTGGTAACACTTACCTAGGTCTGCTTCGTCCTCAACCAAACGGGAGAAGAGAATTGTACCTGCGTTCTTAGCACTGGTAAGACCTGCGTAGAACACACGGCCTGAGAAGGAAGCCACAGACTTAAAGCGAGATGATTCTGTCTCTGTTGTTAAACCACTACGGACCTTGTTAAAGAAGTCAAGGATGAAGTGACCGTTAGCAGTTAAGGTTGTACCTGCAAAGACCTTAGCCCATTCAGCAGCATCGTAGTTACCGTCTTGATCTTTCCCTGCGTACCAAGGGTGAGTAAGAGCCTTAGTGTAATCCGCAGGACCACCACCTTGGCCCCAACCAGAATTCTTTGCGTCATAAGTACGTTGTGCTGAGGGTGTGCTATCGTTTGTAGAGTACTCGTCTACGTTACCCTGCCACTCAAAGTCACGTGTCTTAAAGGAGATAGAGGCTACTGTTATGTTAGAACCAGAATAAGAAATAACAATGGTGTTGATAGCCTCTGAGGAGACCACAAGTGTACCGTTGATGCTTGCGAACTGACACTTGGCATTGTTAGCACCAATAGAACCAGAGAACTCATAAGACGAAAGGTTAACATTAAAGCTCTCTGCCTGAGAGGAATACGGCAGGTCAGCCTTGTTGTAGAAGTACAACCTATTACCTTTTTGGATGACCAAGAACTCAAGGGAGGCGTTACCACCTACGTTTACCCAGTTCCCTGTGTTAACCAATTCGTCATTCGTAATGGTGAATGATGACAAAGTATAGTTACTCTCTAGGGCTACACCCTCACGCCTACGTCTGGAACCATCACGCCGAAGGTCACAGTTAAGCTCATCAACGGAAGCACCGTCAGGGAATGTTAACTCAGCAGCCTCAGTAATAAGACCCTTGACAAAGTTGTTAACTGTCTTCTGGTTTAAGCTCTGTGGCATCTTTTACTTTCTTACGTTCATCAAACTTCTTGGCGAAGTTATCTCTACGGACAGTCTTGGATTCCTTCTTGTTCCTAAGGTAGTTGCCTACAGCTTTCTTAGCCTCTGGCATTGATGAATAACGACCGCTTAGTTCCTTTGGAACCTGACCTGCATCAACCTTAATAATAAAGAACCTAAACCCGCCTATTTCTTTTTCGATAATGATGTTGCATTTTAGTTTGTCTGTCTTGCAGATACAGTGCTGGTTTGCTGTATCTTCTATGAACTCAACCATTAACGTCTCCCGTAGACTGGCTTCTTGTTTGCTTGTTTTGTTTTGTGCATGTCGTTCTGGACATACGACTTAAGGCGTCTTGCCGACTGTTCTACTTTAGGATCTGACCCACTCTTAAACAAAGAGAAGCAGGTAGACTTAGCTTCTGCCAACAGGTAAGGCAGCATGTTGTCATCAAGGTCAGGTTGGAAAGAATCACTAATGGTAAACGCAGGGTAGACAGAACCGTAGGCACGTGTCTTGTTAGCCTGTAGGATTAACTCGATAGAGCTATTGAAAGAGTTCATAACAATATGCTCATCGTCAAACGATGTGTAGTAGGTAGGTGGTACGTTATTAAGAACGAACAGATCAGTGTTACCTTGTTTGTCTGCTATCTTAACGGAGGCCGTAGAAGACTCATCCATCTTAACAATAAACTCTAAGGGATTAACGTAGTAAACCTCAGTGTAACCAGATCCTGTGACAGCTGTGTTGTATGACAAGCTCTCGATCTTCTTAACATTGCTTGGGTACTTGAAGTGAGTAGGTCTGGTGCTGTCTGATAACGAAGTTAACTTGAGTAGCTGCCTATGCTCAGGGATGTCACGTGCTGACACAATGTTGTAGTATGTGTCCTCAATAACGGAGGCTACTTGCTGGGCCTCAATGGTTTCACTAATGGCGTTAACATCCTCTGAGTCCATGTCACTCAGAATACTTTGGACCATCTCAAGGAGTGTACGTTTCATTACTCAGGAACCCCCATGATTGACAAGAAGCCTGAGGCGTATTGTACAGTACAAGCAGCATCAGCCAAAGAGAATACTTCTATGTAGTCGTTGGTGCTGAGTGACGTATAACCTGAGACTGAGATACTTCCCCATGATCCTGAGCTAATCGTGCGGATAGTCCGTGAGCCAGGAAGCTCAACACCGTTCTTGTAGATGATCCACTGTACATCCCTGCTTGAGCCAGAGGCTTGCTTAGTGGACAACGTGAGGACTAGGTGTGCACTGATGTTTTCTGTTCCTGTGTACGTAAGTCTAGCGTTAGGGCTAGAAGTACCAGTAAAGCCGTTAGACTCTGCTACTGTGAATGTTGGGTTAATAACGGTAGCCGAAGTAGTAGCACTATGGGAGTATGCAGGTGTGGTGGCATCAAAGGGAATATACGCACCGATGAAGCGGTGGTTCTCTACCCATGTGCCTGACCCCGTGCCATTAGCTACGTATACCTGACCTGTACCAGCAGTAGCAATGCCCTTAGGTTCATGTAGGTATGGGTCTGTTAATGTTGAGTGGTTTACGTTAGCCATTGTAACTCCTATAGGGTATACTATCGCCCCTGCCAAGGTTTAATTTATTATACACTAACTAATAACTTCTGTCAATACAAAAAGTGAGGTGCCCCCGAAGGGACACCCCGTTAGTCTTACACAGCAGGGTTAGTTACGATTGTAACGATACCTTCT